GTGGCTTCAGCAGGTGTAATTGGAGCCGAGTCTTCTCCCTGTTCTGCGTCTGCCTGAGGCTCTCCCTCGGCAGCCTGATTCAGTAGCTGATCTACCTCTGGAGGAATAGCTGCTCCGCTCTCTTCCATCGACTGTGCTCTAATTTCTTCCATAACATCTGGTGCTACAGATCTAAGAAGGGCTTCGGTAAGCTCTGGAGTTACCATACCCTTGTTGATAATCAGTCTTAGTGCAAACTCTTTGGGGTCTGGAGCATCTGCCTCGGAGAACCCGTGAGCACGACGCCACGAGTCATACGAAACTGCCATCTTGTCAAAGCCCATGTCTGCATCTGCAGCTCGGTCATTACGAGTAGCAACTAGAGATGGGTCATACCAGATGCAAACGTTTTTAACTTCTGATTCGCTGTAGCCGTTGGCAACTAGGTATGGGCGCAAATACATTACTGTCAGTGCATCGACGATAAGTAGCATCAGAGGCTCGATGTGTGCCTTGTAAAGAGCTTCGTCAATTTGCAGCGCGTTAGAGTACTTAACGTTTGCAAGACCAGTGACTACATCCTTAGGAACGTCAAGTCCCTGCATGATGCGCTCTAGTACGCGGTCTGCACGCTGTGCCAAGGCGGGGTCGAAAGAACGCTCGAACTTGAACTGCTTAATCTTGTCACCAAGCTCGGCGGGACCACGAATAATCAGAGGCACAACAGCAGATGCAGAGTCCTCGTCTTTAATCGGAGTCGTCATTGCATCGATTAGCTGGTCTTCAAACTCATCCGCTGCTTCCTCAGCTGTGTAAGTTTCGTTGTAATTGCCATCTTCATCGTAAGGATAATCAGGATCAGGACCAGCGGCAACAGAAAGACCGTCAGGGAGATATAGAGCGCCAGCATTGAGGCGAGAGCGAGCAGTCGCACGGAATGTCCTATTCAAAAGTAGAAGCTCGGCACAAAGATCTAGTAGACCGCGCAAGCTTGAGTCAGCCTCTTGGGTGTAGCGAGGGTGTGAACGCCAGATGCGTCCAACGAATGAAGACTTAGGCAGCAAGATTGCTTCCTTGTTGCCTTGAGACATCATTGTAGATGTGTTGCCTCCAACATCGCGACGAGGGTTAATAATGTAGTTTCCCTTAGAGTCAACCTGTAGCTCGTCAATTGAGCGAACGTCCCAAGTCTCTGGAAGTTGCGAACCGATACGCTCTGGGAGCTGCACTAAATAGCACTCACCTGTAACCTGTAGGTTTAGGGCCGCATCCTTCAAAAGTCCAGGCTGTCCACCATAAGCGGAGCTTAGGCGGTCAAGTGCACGCTGCGCGGCGTCAGCTAAACGCTGGTCTACCTTCTCTACTCCTTCAATCGGAGCTGGGGCTTCGTTCGGGTTGTTGATTGCAGCTGCGTAAAGACGAATTCTAGACACAACGGACGCAACTAGGTTGAAAGCGTACTTGATTTCACCAATTGAGTCGTAGTACTCCCAAGCTTCGGTCTGCCAAGCAGTAGACGCTGACTGTCGACGAGCCTTAAAGAGCTCTGCTTCAGTCTTGTCGTCTAGTTTTACCTGAGCAGCAGCCGCAGTTAGGCCTCTAGGCTGGTTAAAAGCTGCTGGTTCGGCATAAACAACTCCAAAAGAGTCAATTGAGACGCCAGGAGCTACTCGAGTGGCAGTTTTAGGTGCTGAAGCACGTACACCCCTACGAGATTCGCTTGATTTCTCGTTTTCTTTCTTGAAAATAGCCAAAAGTGGCTCCTACCTGTCTTATCGCTCTATCAGAGCTGAAAGTAGCCCGATTACAGCAGAAATAGCCAATACTAATGATACCACAAACGTGAATTGGGGTAAAATCGAGGCTCCAATTACGAAAAGTAGCGAAACCCAGAACCCAGTGCACCAATTACAAGTGATTAGGTACCCGATTTTGGTCATCGGGGAGTATTTTGACCAGATCCAGTTGCGAAAACTATCCGCAATAGCATCTGTAGTGATCAAATGCGTCATTCTGTATGCTCCAAGAGCCAGAATTATGAAGTTTACAGCTGTAATTTCCATTATTCATCCTTAATCGAGGCTAAAGTCCTATAAGGATTCCAACCTCGTAGTCGAGAACCGCATCCGCAGCCTCGGTCTTTCCTAAATGCTAGCATTTTTCCTGACGTAGTGACAACATAAGAGTCTTCACCAGCGTCTTTCGACGGTTCGAAGGTCGTATATGTTTCGCGAAATACGACTTGCGGCCCTTGCGGCCCGTCTTTTGCCACCATAATGGTCTCATCTGTAACAATCACCCTCGTAACGTCTAAATATTTTGTGTCTTTGGTTGGTGGCTGACTGCTTAGAGAGGTTACATCGTCTGTAAAGCCTGCAGGTACAGCCACTAAATTGCATGGAAACCTGTCCATGATTATCTTTGACACTATCTTACCCTAAAAACTCTGCCCAGACGGGTAGTGTTAGGAGATGTAACGCCCATTTTTCTGTCGGCGTAGCTTTTTGCTCTAATTTTTCCTCCGCTAAATCCTGGAGGAGGCTTAATCAATAGCGCAGTTAGCGCGTGAACTAGTGCATCGACGCGGTCGGGGGATTTTCCTTCGCCTGGAATCCAAGAATACATCTGAGATTCGAGGTCTTGGTGATATCCAACGTGGTGGACGCGCCCCTGTTCGTATGCAAGGACTGTAGGCTCTGCTCGAAGCTGCTTTCCGTACTTGGAGTGGACCTCTAAAACTTTAATTGTCGGGTCTATCGAGAGAATAGCGTTTTTGACAAGTGCGCCTCCTTGATTAACTTCGGCAACAACGGGACAACCCCACTTACGAGCCATCTCCACAACCTTACGGGCCCACGTGTCCGGGGATCCGTGAATTGAAGCGTCTTCAAGAACCCACGCGTTTCTCTTATAGAGGTCATGTTCGGCGCTTGACGCACATACCACAATTCCACACTCATCACGGGGATTCTCAGCAACTGAAGGGTCCACGCCGATAACACGTAGCGGAGTAGAAAGCGGATAAACCGCTTCTCTAGCGGACTCAACCATCTCTTCAGTCCAGAGCGCACCTTCAACATCATCGAGCATCTCTCCATAAAGCTCTTGGCGGGCAAGTGTTGTTCCTTCGTATACACCCATAATAGTGTCTAGATAAGCCTGCGATAGGTTGCCCGCGTTATCCATCGTGGAGCCTTTTGTGACAACAACTTTAGAGATTCCTGGTCTGTCTGTTCTGGACTCTTCAATAAGTTTGTAGAGCAGCGGAACTCGCTTAGGGGTGGTCGTAACTAGAATCTGAGGATTTTTACCAAGACGAGTACCAACGCGAAGGTTGTCGAACGCAGTCATACCAGCAGCGTCTGGAGTCTGACGCCATGCAGCCACCTCATCGCCCCATGCGTGAGTGAACTGCGGACCACGAAGCGAGTCAGGTTCGTCAGCAGTAAAGAGCGTTGCGGTATTTCCGTTGGGCCAAGTTAGACGTCGCTTGGATGGCTCGTAGTGCGGCTTCTCTGAGGGAGGCGAGACCGAGATAATTCCAGATTCACCTTCAACGATAACGTCACGAACGTCGGCAGCGGTACGGGCAGCGAGAGCAAAGCGACGCTGTCCATCTTTTGTGTACTTGGCTTGTTCGCGAACCCACTCGGACGCAAGACGAGTTTTACCAAAACCACGACCAGCGAGAACTAGCCAGACGTTCCAGTCACCTTCAGGAGCTTTCTGTTCGGGACGAGCCCACACGGACCAGTCCCAGACTAGAGACTCGGGGTCCATACCCGCTAGTGCTTCAAGGCGTTCTTCTTCAGGCAGTAACGCGAGCTGCTCCATGATGCTTTTACCCATAGGGTTCTATTGTACTGGACTATAGTCCCTAGTCTTGTGGGTCATGAAGTGTTGGCCTGTAAGTTCCTGAAAAACAGAAAGCATTTTTAGACGATTGTCTAGAGCATCGTTTGTGTATTGGTCGTTGTCATTGAGAGTGTTGAACTCTTCTAGGTATGGGAGGTTTAAGCCAATCTGCCCGTCGCCAAGGTCAACAAAAAGCTTTTTGATTTGGGCGAAGTTTATGCTGTTGCCGCTGTCCTTGTAGTCAGCGTACGCTCCCTCTCCGTAAAGCTTGTCAAACATGGCGGCAATGTCAGAAGCTTGGAGGTTGTATTTTTCTAGGAACTCTTGAAGATTTGCACCGAAGTCTTCAACCTTGTGAAAATCATATTGACCAGCTAGACCGAATGCTCTGAGTGGCGACTGACCCTGCCCGCGTTTAAACTCGTTGTTCCATTCTTGCAACCAGTCTGGAAGAACTGCAGGTGCAAGGTCACCGACGCGCCTAACTCGGTTAGGAATGTTTGCAACTTCACGGCCAATCGTGAGACCGTACTCGTCCTCTACTCGGCTGTAGCCAATGAGTCCGTAAACTTCGTCTGGCTTTACGTCAATCTCGTAGCGTCCGTTGGCTCCGATGTTTTCTCTGTGCGAGTTGTAGTCGTAAGCCATCTGAGCATCTAGCGAGACATAGCCGATGGCAGACTCTTGTTCGGTGTCTTTTCCGTTCACTGCGTTTCTGTAGACGGTAAGTAGCCCGTCTGGTTCCATCCCAAGAACGTGCTTTGCGTACTCACGGTTGAGCAGCTTCATCTCTTCTGGAATATCTTTTAGTTCGTTAGGTGACTGCGTAGTGAGGTCAGTACCATTTTTGGAAACATAGTCCCACATGTTCTCGAAGGTCTTGAACTGTTCTTGAACTGCAGGCGAGCTGTCAAAAACTTTTTGGTAGTCAATTCGAGCGCCGTTAGCAACGTCAGTATTCTTGCCAACCTGTGCCATCGAGCCGATTCGGGGGACAGGGAATCTGCCTTTGTCTTTTAGAGACTTGGCAATAGATTTCATACGAATCTTTAAAGCTTCATCTCCAGAGATTGATGGCTTAAGCTCTGAAACTTCTTCAGCCGCTGGCGGAACATCTGCAGGCTGACCAGTCTTTTCTTCGACGTAATCTGCATCAAGTCTGGCTATTGATTTATCAGCCTCGATGTATTTTCTATCAACGTTGTATATCCCCTTAGGTATTTGAGAATTATCTTCTACTTCAATCTGAGCAGTGTCAAGATCAAGCATTCCCTTAAACTTACCTCTGGCCGTAACAGGACCAGAAACTCCAGGAAGATTTATCTCAAAGAGGACGCCGCCGCCCATCTCGATAAACTTTCCATATTTATCGCGAAGCTGGAAACGCCAATATCCTCTATTAGCGCCAGAATCTCCAGGGGTTACGTCGACCATTGTTCAATTGTACTGTATTGGTGGAGCTGGGGGGATTCGAACCCCCGTCCGATAAGCCATTCTCTGTTCTTCTACGTGCGTAGGCTCTACCAGCCACGGTACTGCGGTTTGCGTTTGCGGTCGCCACCGTACTGCGGTGTTCTATTTATTTAAACCCTGTGGCGATTAGCTAGAACTACTTCTACCAGAGGGGCACTGCTAAGCAGCTAGTGCGAATGCAGACTGTGAGTTTGCGTTTATTGTTTTGCCCGATTCAAGAGGTACAGGCTTCTCTGCACGCTTCACCAGATTCAAACATACCGTCGAAACCAGTCAGCCCCATATTTAGTTGTTTTAGTACCCGATGATGTGGGTGTTTTCTCCGAGATTTTCGATGAGAGCATCATCTTCAGCAGTGTTAGTGCCAGCAATAATTCTATCACGGATGGCTTCTGCCTCCTCATTATCTTCGGTATT